TTGGATATCTGCTGCTGTTGGTACATTTGCCATCTTTAATAATTTAATTGCTAAATCCGAACTATCTAATCCTCTACAGCTGTTACATTCATTTGTACACATCTTTGAAACTATTTGCATTATTTTATCTCTACACATTTTATTACCTCCAAAGTTTTTTTATTTCTTTCTTTCTATATATATAATACCATATAATTAAGTTCTTGTCAAGAACTATTTAATGTTTATTTATATAATTTTTCTGCTTTTTTACTGTTTTCTCTAATAGCTCTTACTACTTTCATATATTCTTCGAAACCGTTTTCTTTGCTTGTGTCGATACTTAACTGTCTTTTTACCAGCTCATTTAATTCCTCTGTCAAAATATTTAATTCATTCATTTTGTTACCTCCATCGTTTTTTTATTTGTTGTTCCTTTGTTGCTATAACTAATAATACCATATAATTTAGTTCGTGTCAAGAACTATTTGATATTTATTTATATTTATTTTATTCGTTCAAATTTCAACGTTTTTTCTGATGTTTATACAGTATATGCAAGAACTTTTAATTTGATACCAATTATTTTTCAATTGTTGCGTTTGACATTAATTATTATGTATTGTATAATTATAATATAATGAATTGGAGTGATATTTATTAAGACAGATAATGAAATGAAAATTTTTAAAACAAGAATGAATTTTAAAAAATTTTTAACTATTCAAAATTATAGAGCAAAAGAACTTTATAATATATTACCAGAGATAAATAAGAATACTATGTACAATATTGTTACAAAAAAAAGAATAAATCCTTATGCTTTTATCATTAATGCATTAGAAAGATATGGAGTTATTGATGAATTGTATATTGCCACATATAGAATATCTTATAAGTCCTTACTTAATTTCAAACACATGATTGAAGAACAGATGATCGAAGAGATGTATTTATTAGTCAATAATGCATTTGAAACACTTATGAGAGACAAAGCTAAAGTTATAATAGATATGGATAAGCAGTTGAATGAATTTCATTTAATATCAAGACATTCGCATGCTAAAGTAACTTTAATTAGGTGTAAAAATAAACATATAGTGATCCAAGGCTCAGGAAACTATTCAGAAAATCCAAAAATTGAACAATACACAATTATAGAAGATAAAAATGTATTTGATTTTCATAAGGAGTGGATAATTAATGGCTAAAATAGGAAGACCAAAAATATATACAGATGAAAAAATTGAACATATAAGATTGAAATTTGAAGAATATATTGAAAAAGAAGATGTTCCAATCATAGCAGAATTCTCATATCTGCATAATGTAAATAGAGCTAGACTTTATGAATTTGAAAAAATAAACGAATTGTTTTCGGACACTATACAAAAATGCAGAGATAAAAAAGAATCCCAATTAGAGAAACTCGGACTAATGAATATAATAAATCCTACAATGGCTATATTTTCATTAAAACAATTAGGATGGAGAGATAAGCAAGAGTTGGAGCATTCAGGAACAGTAGATAATAATATTACAATACTAACTTCTGAAGAAAGAGAAAAGAGAATTGAAGAATTAAAGAAAAAGATTTAAAGATTTTGGTTTTAATGTAGAGATACAGTAGTACTACTATATGTAACTTTACACTAAATAAAGCATAAAAACAGCGAGTCTGCGTTGATATTTCAATATATACAGAGCTTAAAAACAGGGTGCAAAAAAAGTGTAAAAACAGGACAAAAAATACACAAAAATTGCACCATATAAAAGAGGTGATTTAGTGGCTCAAACTTGGCTAAATAACAAGGTAGATAATAATACTGGGGAGATTGTTTTTATTAGCACCAAGCCAGCAATAAGCCGATTCAACGATAAAGGGTATTTATTTCTTATTAATCATAATTACTCGAGAGTATTTGCAAACATAGATATTCCCAGCATGTTTAGCGATTCACAAATTGGAAAAATATATAAGCTTAAGAACTACATCCAGAAAGATAGTAATTTGTTACAGATCCGAACAAGTAAAGGATATAGATCAATGTTAAGAATTGACATAGGAAAGATATTCAAATTGCAAGATAGGCAAACTAAGACATTTACATCTAAATTAATTAAGCATGGAATTATAGCAGAAGTTACAATCTTATGTGAGAATAGAAAAGTAAAACAATTATATATGAATCCTTTATACTTCTGCAATGCGAAGAGAATCAATGCAACATTATATAATATATTTAAATTACAGCTAGATCCATATCTTAATAAATGGGTTAAAGAAGAATTTGCAGAAAGATTGAAAGAATAAAGGTGATTAGATGCTTACAGATGCAGAAATAATAGAGTTAGAAAATCTAGTAATAGCAAAAGAGCAGGATGAAGCTAGAGAAGATTTCTGGATGTTTTGTCTATATATGAATAGAGAATTTTTCGAGGAAAGACCTTTTGCAAAAGGAATAGCCGAAGCAATGCAACGCATATTCGAAGGCGATACTAAGAGATTAGCGATATCACTACCGCCAAGAGCTGGAAAGTCTTATATGACATCATTATTTATAGCATGGTGGCTAGGTAAAAAAAGAACTGATGCAATAATGAGAAATACCCATACAGCCAGATTATCAATTAAATTTTCAAATGACATAAAAGTGATAATAAAATCACCTGAATATATAGGAGTATTTGGTAATACTAAATTTATAAAAGATGCTGCCGAAGATTGGACTATAGAAGAAGCTAAAACAGGAATATCGTACTTTTGCGCAGGCGTAGGCGGTAATGTGACTGGATTTGGATGTAATGGAGTAGCGATACTGGATGATAGCATTAAAAACTTCGAAGAAGCAAATTCAGACTTGCAGCTAGAAAAAAAGTGGGAATGGTATACAGGGGTACATAAACAGAGAATTGAAGGAGATGCACCTGAAATACACATAGGTACCAGATGGTCAAGTGAAGATATAATGGGTAAGACAGAGAGATTAGGACTGTATGACGAAATTATACGAGTGCCAGCATTAGTCAATGGCAAGACATTTTGCGAAGCGGTCAAGACTACCGAACAATATTTAGAGGACAAGAAGATGCTACCTGAACACATATTTGAAGCTGAATTGATGCAAAATCCGATAGAAGTTAAGGGAAGATTGTATCATCTAGAGGAATTAAATAGATTCACAATGAGCGAATTGACACAAAAACCCGATGGAATTATTGGCGTAACAGATACAGCGGATGAAGGAACGGACAGTCTATGTTCACCAGTTGGATATATATATGGCAATAAGATATATGTAACAGATGTCATATTTACTACTGATCCAATCGAAACAACTCAGCCATTAATCGCTGCAATGCTAGATAGACACAATGTTAAACGTGCAAGATTCGAGTCTAATAATGGCGGTAAAGGATTTGCTCAAACGGTTAAAGAACTGAAAAAAGGCAAAACACATATAGAATGGAAACCTACAGTAAAAAATAAACACACTAGAATAATGATGGAATCACCAAATATCAAGGAAAACTTTTATTTTAGAAGCGATATTGAATCTGGTGGTGATTATTGGAAATATCTTGATGAATTATGCAAGTATAAGAAAACGGGTGGGAATAAACATGATGATGCGGCAGATGGAACTACGATGTTAAGCGAATTTGCAAACAAGGGCGCAGGAATACAATTTTTACGATAATAGAGGTGTAAAATGGCGGATATACCAGAAGTATTAAAAGATTTGATACAAGAAGACATTAGATGTAAAAAAGAAGCTAGAAACGGAACTTTATATTATGGAAATGTAAACGAAATACTAAAGCATGATTTTAGGAAATATTATGTTGATACAGTACCATTTATTGATTACAATAAGGCAAATAATCACATAGCAAATAACTTTCACAAGAAGTTAGTAGACCAAAAGACTGGATATATTGCAGGAAAACCAATAGTTATAACATCCGAAGATAAGCAACTAGAAGAAAAAGTAAATGAATTGCTAGGAGAACAATCTTCGGATATCTTTAACGAATGGATAAAAGGTGCATCCAATAGAGGCTGGGAAGGAATACACGCATACATTAATCTTGCTGGAGAATTCAGATATACCAATATTAGCAACTTAGAATTAATATTCATTTATGATACATCCTATGAAAGAGAACTCATCAATGTTATTCGATATTACAAAATGACATGGCAAAGAGAAGGAAAAGATGAAACGACAATTCGAGTTGAGGTATGGGACGCAGAGAAAGTAACATATTATCAAGAAATAGATGAGGATTTTATCTTTATAACACCTGGAACTATGGGAATAGAATTCAATCCGTGTCCTCACTGGTGGAATATGAATACAGCAACTAATCAAACACAAGAAGCAAACTGGGGCAAGATTCCTTTTATTAAGCTACAAAACAACACTGAAGAAATGACAGATTTAGAGCCTATAAAAAGTTATATAGATGCTTTAGATATGGTATCGAGTGGATTTGTTAATGATTTAAGAGATATTCAACTTGCTATATGGGTATTGAAAGGTTATGAAGGAGAAAAGCTTTCAGATTTTATGCATAATTTACAAACATTCAAGGCAATCAAACTTTCAGCAGATGAATCAAGTTCAGCAGAACCCAAGACTATGGAAATACCAAAAGAAGCAAGACAAGCATTGCTTGCATGGCTAGAGAGTAAAATATACCAAATAGGGCAAGGCGTAGACGAAAGTAATATATCAGGTGGCTCGGTGACAAATGTTGTTATCAAAGCATTATATTCAGGCTTAGACATTAAATCCAATCTACTTATAACTAAATTAAAATCAGCATTGAGTGAGTTTATGTATTTTGTAGTGACTTATATTAATAACAGAGATAAAACTAGTTACAATTATAAGGATTTAAAATTTACATTTAATAAGTCAATGATATTCAATCAGGTTGAAATAGTTGATATGATACAAAAATCATTTGGAATAATAAGTAAAAAAACATTAATTGCGAATCACCCATTCGTAGATAATTTAGAAGATGAGCTTGCACAGTTGGAAGAAGAAGAAAAAGCTATAATAAATGGCATGGAAAGTAATTTAGATAATCCAATACCGAAACCAAAAGCAGAAGAAAAAGAGCAAGATTTCATGAATAGATGTATGAGCTTCTTAATAAGTGAAGGGATGAAACGAGACCAAGCTTTTAAGATATGTCAAGCACAATGGAGTAATTAGATGCCTATTAGAAGTCAAGAATATTGGCGAAAAAGATTTGAAGCTATAACTATACGAAATGGAAACAATGGTGATGCAAATATAAAGGCTATAAATAACTTATACAAAATAGCTAATAAAGACATATCAAAAGAAATTAATGCATTCTATGGGAAATATGGAAAAATAGAGGAATCGCCCGTATTTACAACATTAGAGAATGGCACAAAAGTCATATCGGGAACATCCAGCAAATTAATAGTACCAGCTGCCGTAGCTTATTTCAGTTTAAAGAAAGGTACAAGATTATCAAAATTGCAAAGTCAGTTATATGACATTCTAAAAGATTTAGCAAAAGAGAATAATCAAGTATTCAAAGCTGGACTGGGAACTACTGCAAAAGATATGTATTATGACAGCTTGTATGAAATATACAGAGGGGTAGGAATAGGAACATCGTTCAATCTACTCACAGAACCACAAGTATTATCATTGATTAGAAATGAAGTAAATGGACAGAACTTTTCAACTAGAATATGGAATAATAGAGATAAGTTAGCAAACGTGGTGAATCAGACATTGAAAACCGGTATAACACAAGGATTATCAAATGGAGAAATGACTAAACGAATATCAGAAAATATGAAATCAGGACAAAAGGTAACTGCAAGGTTATTAAGAACAGAGGTTACTAATTCAATGGCACAAGCTGCGAAAATAAGCTATGAGCGATCAGGAATAGTAAAGGAATATATTTATATAGCGACATTAGATAATCTTACTAGCAGTATATGTACAGCCTTAGACGGAGAAGTATTTAAAGTGTCAGAGGCAGTAGCTGGACTTAATTATCCACCAATGCACCCTAATTGCAGAAGTACAACATCAGCATATTTTGATGAACCAGACACAACAAGAGTAGCAAGAGATTTAAAAGGTGATGTATATACTGTACCAGCTAATATGACAGCTAAGGATTGGAGAGCAGTATATCTTGATAAAACAATGACAAGGGAACAATGGGAAAGGAGGAAATAGATGATTTGTCCAAAATGCGGAAGTGAAAACGTGCAAGTAATTACCAAGAAGAAACGTAGAGGATTCTTAAACTTGCTTATGAATGCAATTATAACGATATTCACAGGTGGTATATGGATAATAATATTATTAATTAAAGGCAGAAAAGACATTACTAGATTTATATGCTTAGATTGCAAGAAAGAATTTAAATAGGTGGTTCGGAAAAACCGCGACAAAAACTAGGAGGAAATTATGTTATTAGAAAAACTAAAAAAAGCCTTAGGTGAGGAATTATCTAAACAAGTAGAAGAGAAACTTAACGGAATAGAACTTGCTATCATGAATGATGGTAGCGTAGTACCAGCAGATAAGCATGATACCTTGAAAAAGGAACATAGCGAATTGCAAACACAGTATAAAACTGAGATAGATGGACTGAATACTAAGCTGGAAGATGCTTTAAAAACATCGGGAGATGTTGATGCATTCAAGAAAACTATTGAAGATTTAAAGGTAGTACAACAGAAATCAGTTGACGCATACGAAGTTAAAATTAAAGGCATAGAAATCAATTCAGCATTAGAAATAGCACTAACAAAAGCAAGTGTTAAAAATTCAAGAGCAGTAAAGGCATTACTTGATATGGATTCAATACAACTAGAAAATGGAGAATTAAAAGGAATTAATGAGCAAATAGAGACATTACAGAAATCGGATGGATATTTATTTGGCGAGATTATACCACAAGGACAAAATCCTCAACAGGGAAATAATCCAACATTGGATCCAAGCGATTATACTACAAGATATCAAGAGGCTATAAAAGTCGGTAACAATAGAGAGGCAATAAAAATCAAACAAGAAGCCTTCAGAGAAGGCACTATAATTTAGGAGGAATAAAAAATGGCACAAGTATCAGGACAAGGAACAATATGGAATTTACCAAATTATTCAGGAGAATTATTCACAGCAGATTTAATCAATACACCGATTTTAGCAATGATAGGTGGAATGACTAATGGTGGTATGCAGACCAACAACTTTGAATTTCCAACAAGTTCAGAGTATGATTTTCCAGCAGCAGCACAACCAGCAATTACAGAAACAGCATCATTATCAGCACCAGCAGCAACAGAAGCAATAAGAGCGCAAGTCAAAAACGCTACTCAAATATTCCAACAAGCAGTTAAACTTTCTTATGTTAAACTCGCGAATGCTGGAAGATTGAGCGGAATTAATTCACAAGGTGCAGCAAATAATGTATCGGACGAATTGGCATGGCAAATAGACTATAATTTAAAAATAATCGCTAGAAATATTGAATATACAATCATAAATGGAGCATATCAAGCAGCTACAGACGCAGGAACAGCAGGAAAGACTAGAGGATTACTAGAAGCTATAGCACTTTCAGGCGGTTCAGCAATTACAGCTTCAAGTGCTACATTAGATAAACCATTAATGCAAGAACTTTTCAGAACTATGTTCGGAAATGGAGCAATGTTTATGAATCCAGTTATTTTTGCAAATGGATTCCAAAAGCAAAAGATTTCTGATATTTATGGTTTTGCACCCGAAGATAGAAATGTTGGCGGTATTAATATTAAGCAGATTGAAACTGATTTCGGAAATATTGGAATAGCACCAGCACATAGATTCATGCCTACAGATACAATATCATTAATTGAAATGGATGTCGTTAAACCTGTATTCCAACCAGTGCCAGGAAAAGGAAACTTCTTCTATGAGGATCTTTCTAAGACAGGCGCAAGCGAAAACGGACAAATATTCGGACAATTTGGATTAGATCATGGGCCAGCATTTGCACACGGTAAAATAACTGGATTAGCAATATCTTAGGAGGTGTGAACTATGAGTAATATTAATAAAAAAGCAGGTATACAACCAGCGGTAAGAAAAGAATTTAGTGTTCGTGATGCAGCATTGGCTGGCGATATTGTGATGGTAATTAATCCAGAAACAGTTAATAGAGATGCTACAACTTCAGCATGGGATAGAAATGTAAGAATAGAAATACAAACAGCATCAGGATTAACTCATGATTGGTTGAGTGCTGATTATGCAACAACATTATCAATTGCAGATACAGGCGGAGGAACAGCCACTATAGATTCTACAACTTTAGAAATTAGAGGCGGAAAAGCTATAGTTATAGTTCATGGAGATGAAGCAACGTGGGCAGCAGCAGAAAACGATACACTAACAGTTGCTAATATCACAATATTAGGAGTAACAGTTATAGGTGGAACATCAGTTCAGACGTTTGTATAATAGATAAAAGGATGATGATTGTCATCCTTTTATCTAAAAGGAAGTGATCGATTGAAATTTAAAGGAAATGACGTTGTATGGGATGCTGAAAGAAAAAAAGCTCTATGCGTATTTAAAAATAATACTTTTGAAACTAAAAATAAATACATTATAGATAAACTTATCAAATATGGATATAAAACTATTGATGAATTTGATAGATTTGAAACTTTATCAAATAAAGAATTAAGACAATTAGCTAAAGATGAAGGAATTAAAAGCTGGCACAATAAAAAAATTGAAAATATATTAAAAGAATTAAGGGGGAATTAATGTGAGCATTCCTAGACAAACAGAAATAATGGAAAATACCTTTTCACTGGATCGAGATGCAATAACAAATATAGACTATTTAAATGAAAAAATTCATCGAGGCGAAATGTTGTTTGTCAGTAAGGTTTTAACTGTTGCAAATAATGGTGTTGTTTACATTCATCATATAGCAGGAAGTACTAAATATTTGCATTCGAAAATAGAAGCTAAAAGTGTAGGAGCGTGGAGATTTACAAGTTATATAGGTACTACTTATTCAGATCCAGGAGATGAATTAACACAAGTAAATAGAAAGAACGATAGTTCATATGTTCCGCAAGTTGTATTTTATGAAAATGAAGTAGGGGATATTAATGTACTTGGAACAGAGCGACTAGATTTTATCTTTGGTTCAGGTACTAATCCAGCAAAAGCTTCATCTGGAACAGGAACAGAAAAATTAGAAAGTGCATTCGCCCCAGATGTCGATATTTTAGTTAAATTAGTCAATAATTCAGGTTCAGAACAGTTATTAAGTATAATTTATGATTATTACGAAAAAGAATAGGTGATTTTATGTTAAATAATGTATTAAGATACTTAAATAATTATTATATGATGCCTGACAATATCTATGTTAATGAAAATTATTGGTTATATAATCAACAATATTTATATCAATATTCAAGAGATATTGAATTCACAACAACTAATACGTTAACTGGAGATTTCGCAGATACTTATTTGGCAGGCGAATATATAAGAATACAAGGTTCAAGGCTTAATGATGGGATTTATCTCATAGATACAATAAATGATACTACGATAACTATTGATGCGACCATAGATCAAATTATAAGAACAGAACCAGAAATAGGAATAGTATTAATAAAGGCTCATATTCCACAAGATTTAATAACATTAATTAGTGAAATAAAGACTTATAATTCTACTGGCATAATTCCAATAGCAGGTGAATCACAAGGAAACAGAAGTGTTACGTATGCAAAAGATTCATCTTGGAAAAGTGTTTATAATGGACAGTTATCGATTTATAAAAAGTTGGGGTGGTAGCATGTGGCAAACTGATATAGTTATTTTGCAAACTAAAACAGAGGTCAATGTACTGGGTTCTATAAATGCAACTTGGACAGATTCAACAGAAATATTATGTGATGTACAAGATATAAACAAAGAGTTCGTTTTCAAGACTTATGGCATAACTGAAAACGGTGAGTTCAAACAAGTATTCGACCACACTCAAAACACAAATTGGATAAAAGGTAATCAAGTTAAATATGACGGTGTTCAATGGTGGATTAAATTAGTCAATGACAGCATGTGGAAGCTAGGTGCCTCTAATCATATATTCATATTGCTGATGAAGGTGATATAAGTGGCGATTGAAGGTGCAGATAAGATAAAAATTAATCTAAATAAGCAAATGAAGATTGCAGCTAAAACTAAAACTGAAGGATTGATTGAGATAGGTGAAAGAGGTGTTGGCAGACTTAAATTAAATACACCTGTTAAAGAAGGTCGTCTGAGAGGTTCAATGTCATA